GATATGGATAAAGCCGTCCCTTACGTCACCCGGCTGGACGCGCAGCGCCTCGCCGGTGCGCAGGCCGGTGAAGGTCATCATCAGGATGAGGGCGCGCAGGCCCTCCGGCAGGTACGGCAACAGCTTGTCGATGTGGTCATCGCTGGCGGGCTGCACCACCGGCTTCGTCTCCTGCCGGCGCCGGATCTTGCGGATATTAGCGCCTGGCATCTCCGCATCCCGTGCGTAGTTTAGAACCGAGATGATCGGGCTGATGCACTGGCGGTTGACCGTCGAGGCTTTGGCCTTGGGGTACAGCTTCGACACCAGTTCATCCACGTCGGCCTGACGAATATCTTGGACCGGCTTATCCTTGAAGTGGTCCAGGATCGGCATCAGGAACCGCGCCTCTCCTCCGGCGCCGACGTATCCGGCGACGGCTTCGGCGAATGTTGCGGGGCGTTCCTTGCCGAGCGCGGCCTGGTCGAAGACCTCTCGCTCGCGCTTGAGGCGGAGTTCTTCCGCTTTTGCTCGATCAGCAGTGCCCGTGCTTTCTCGTACGTAGACACCTTTGAGCGTGCCGCGGATATACCAATACGGGGAGAGCTTGGGGTAACGCTTGAGCTTGAGCATGTGAGTGCGTTCTGCAGGTCTGTGATTTGCCGGAGCGTAAAGCCTAGACCCCGGCCTAGCTTCACGCAACAACCATAGGTTTTGGCCGCTGCAATCAGACGGCGGCGAGCAGGCCGGGCATTCGGCGGCCAAGTCTCAAGAACTTCGTCAACGCTATAGAGGCGCTCAAGCATCACAGCCCTCCCGAATAATCCAAATCGTCATCCCCCGGCCGCTCCGTGCCGCGGTACATTCTCGCGCCGGCGATCAGCCCGAGGATGAACCCCAGGGGCACGCCACAGAGCAGGGCGGCCGCGATCACCAGCGCGCTCATTGCTCGCGTTCCCGGAACGCCGAGACCATCGCCATGGCGAGGAACCCGACAAGGCCGCCCAGGACGAAGATGAAGAGCTCAGTCATGCAGGGCCTCCACCGAGGCGAGCGCGAACCACACTGCCTCCTGCAGCCCGGCGATCGACCGGGTGTTGAAGATCTCGAGGTCGTGGCGAAGGTTCTGGTTGTCCGAGCTGTGCTTGTTCACGGGGCCGACGCCGGGGCGGGTGACCCGGAAGACCTTGCCACCATAGACCCTGATCGCCTCGGCCTCGTTCGCGAAGCGCACGTCGTCGATCACCACCCTGCCGCCCTGGTCGAAGACGTCGACCGCGCGCTCCATGCAGAGGTTCACCCAGAAATTCTGGCCGAAGTGCTGCCGCCCCCACTCGGTGCCGAGCAGCTGCATCGCCTCGCGCGGCGTCCTGCCGGCGAGCAAGGCGCACGGCTGCTCCTTGAGGTCGCCCTCGATCTCGCGCTCGCCCAGGCCCAGCGCCCGCATCATCTGCTTCAGGGGCCCGGCGAACTTCAGCAGCGTGAAGCCGTGCTTCTTGACCAGGTAGTCGGCCACCGTGCTCTTGCCGCTGCCGGCGTATCCCGCGAGCCCGATGATCATTGCTGCGCCCTTTGCCGGCGGGCGATCACTTTGTCCATGTAGGCGATCACCTCCTCGAGATCGCGGCCCTGCGCCTGGTGGGCGCGCAGCATGTCGCGCAGCAGCATCACGATCTCCGTCTTGTCGAGTTCGGTGGTTCTCATTTCCGCATCGCCTCCATTATCAATTCGACCACGTCCCGCTTGCCCTCGACCCGGGCCAGCACGAGCTCGTCGATCGTGTTCTTTGCAATGATGTTGTGGATGAACACCGGGCGGTCGTGCCCGGCCTGTGCCTGACGCGCCGGGCCGATGCGCTCGATGATCTGCAGCCGCTCCTCGAGGTTCCAGTTGAGGCTGAAGAACGCGAGGATGTTCGAGCCGTCCTGAAGGTTCAGGCCGTGGCCGGCCGATGCCGGATGCGCGAACAGCACCGGGATCTTGCCGGCGTTCCAGTCTCGGATGGTCTTGGGATCCGCATCGAGGACGCGGCCAGAGCGGAAGCGCTTCTGCAGCCGGGCGAGGTCGGACTTGAAGTGGTAGGCCACCAGCACCGGCATGCCGTTCGCTTCCTCGATGATGCTCTCGAGGGCATCGAGCTTGGCCTGGTGGATGTCCTCCCAGGCGCCGTGCTCGTCGGTGTAGACAGCGCCGTTCGCCAGTTGCAGACATTTCATGGTTTTGGCTGCGGCGTTGAAGGCGGCGACGTCCTTCTCTTTCGAGATCTCGGCGAACATCTCGCGCTCCATCTGGTCGTAGATGCGGCGGGCATTGGCCGGTAGCTCGACGGCGATCGTGTTGATCACCGGCTCCTTCATGTCGATGTAGTCCTTGAGATCGATCGACAGGCAGATGTCCTTGAGCTTGTCCTCGATCTCGCGCTGCGCATGGGCGAGGGGCTTGATCATGGTGAAGCCCGCCGATGTGGCGATCGACTGGAACCAGCGGTCGGTGAAGGCCTTGAACGTGAGGCCGAGGCGCTGACCCTTGTCGACGAACCAGGCCAGGGCCCAGAGATCTTGCAGCCCGTTGGCGGCCGGCGTCCCGGTGAGGCCGATGTAGCGGGGCGTGGCGTGGGCGTACCGGGCCAGGGCCTTGGCGCGCTGCGTGCCCTGCCGGGTGCGGAAACCCTTGAGCCGCGTTGCCTCGTCAGCAACGATCACCTTGAATGGCCAGCGGTCGCCGCAGGCTTCCGCGAGCCAGACAAGGTTGTCGTAGTTGATGCAGACGATATCGGCGTCGGTGTCGAGCGCCTTCCAGCGCTGATGAATATTGCCCGTGATCACGCTCACGGTGAGGTGCCGGAGGTGCGCCCACTTCTGGACCTCGTCCGGCCAGGTCGACTTGGCCACGCGCAACGGCGCAACGACCAGCACCGGGAAGGTGTCCTCGAGAAGAGACAGATGGTCGAGCGCCGTCAGCACGGCCAGGGTCTTGCCCGCGCCCATGGGGCAAAAGAGGTTCGTTCGGGGGTTTGCGATGATGTGATCGACCATCTGCTCCTGGTAGGGGCGCAGCTTCATGGCCTCGCCTCCGTGCCGATCACCTCGTCGATGTCTTCCACTTTCCAGATAACGCGAACGTCGAACCCGGCGGCACGCAGTCGGCGATGCTCGACGTCCTGCAGCCGGGAGATACGCCCGCCCGGCGCCTTGAGCTCGACCAGCAGGAACCGCCCCGGCAGCATCACCAGCCGGTCGGGCGCGCCGCGGCGGCCGATCCACGCAAGCTTGCGCACGTCACCACCTGCGGCTTTGACGCGCTTCACGAGCTGGCGTTCGATGTCGCGCTCGCGCATCAGTCTTCCTTCTTGTAGCGATAGGTCTCGAACCCGGCGGCCGAGAGCGGCAGGCCTTCGGCCCAGCTGGGGTTGAGAGACATGAGCCGGGCGAGCTCTTCGGCGTTGAAGTCCTCGGTGTCGGGCGCCTCGGTGATCAGCTCGTCATGGACTGAAAGCGCAATGTCGTAGCCGCCTAGGCTATCAATCCCGAGCATGGTGGCGGCCAACACATCGCGGGCCACGGCCTGCGTGACGTTCTCAGCCAGCTTGCCGCCATAGGTGCCGATGCGGCCCCAGGCGCGCGTGTACTGGTTCACGCCGGTGTAGGTGATCTTGCCATCCTCGACGCGCACCGCCGGGTAGGACAGCGCGCGGCCGCTCGGCAGCATGACCTTCAACCAGGCGCCGTTGCGCACGGCTGAGACGTGCTCGCCTGCCCAGTGCGTGCTGTTCGGCGCCTCGTCCGCGCTGATCACCGCCTGCTGGAGATCCTTCCAGAAGCTCGAGATGTTCGGGTGGGCGGCGCGCCAGGTGCGCTTGATCGCATCGCAAGCGATCCACGTCTCTCTCGCAAGCCCGAAGGTGGGGCGCTTCTGCTCCTGCATCCACTCCCAGCTCTCGCCGCTCTTCTCGAGCGAGGAGCGGGGCAGGTTGCCACGCGCCTGGCCGGCCATCTCGTCGAGGTCGACGCCATAGGCTGCGGCAAACGTGACGAAGGCGCCGACACCTCCCTCGTAACCTAAAGCGAGCTCGGGCACCTTGCCGTAGACTTGCCGCTCCTGCTTCGTCACGTCACCGGGATCCTTGCCGAGGATCTTGCCGGCGGTCAGCTTGTAGAGGTCGTGCCCGGTGCCGGCGTCGTAATCGCGGAACGCCTGCAGCTTCCATTCCTCGCCGGCCAGCCAGGCCAGCACGCGGCCCTCGATGTTCGACAGGTCGGCGATCACCAGCTTCTTCCCCGGGGGCGCCACGATGCAGCCGCGGATCGCGTTGCTGGTGAGCTCCATGACATTGCCGGTGGCGAGGCTCGCGGCCCCGGCCTTGAGCAGCTCAATGCCGCCCTCGATCACGTCGCCCTTGAGGTTGGGTCTGGGCAGGTTCTGCGGCTGGAACAGGCGGCCGGCCCAGCGGCCGGTGCGCGAGGCGCCACAGAACTGCAGCGTGCCCCGCAGGCGGCCATCGCTCGAGGTTGCCTGCTGGAGGGCCCGGTACTTGGCCGTGCTCGTCGTCGACGCCTGGAGCCTCACCATCAGCAGCTGGCGCATGTCCGGGTGCAGCCGGTCGTCCTCGAGCAAGCGCTCGACGGTCGAGCCGCGGAGGTCGGCGAGGTCGACGTCGAAGACGTCTGCCAGGTAGCGCATCACGGCATCGCGCTGGGTAGCGGCGCCCACGAGGCCGGCCGTGAGGTCGGCCGTCTGATCCGCGAGATCCAGCTGCGCCTGGTCGACCGCTGCGATCGCGGCGTCAACCAGCTCCATGTCGATCGCGACACCCCGGTCGTTGATCTCCTGGTCGAGCAGCCACAGCTCGCGCTCGGTCGCAGTCCAGTTCCACTTGGGGATCCGCTTGTAGACCGCGCGCATGGCCTCGATGTCGAGGCGCGCATAGTCCACGAACTTCTGCCAATCCTCGGGATGCGTCTCGCGCGTGGCCCTGCGAAGCTTCTGGTTCTTGGGGCGCGGCATGCAGAACAGATTGATCAGCCGCCGGCCGTCCTTGTCCTTCGCCTTGTCCATCGGAACGTTCAGGACGTCGCAGAGCTTCGCGAGCGAGCCGGGCAGGGAATGCGCCAGGGCGAGGACCATCGTGTCGATGATCTTCTCCGCCGGGATCTTGATGTAACTGTGCCAGGCAACGGTGCGATCGAAATGTGAATTGTGTATCGCAATGTGATCGGCGGCCTCGATCTCCTTGCGGAGAATGTCCATGCGGATCTCCGCATCGCCAACGGTGAAGTCCAGAACGTCGACGGGCCCGGCATCTATAGCCCGGGCAGCCAGCATGATTTCGGCACCTTCAGCATAGCGGTGCGTGCCGTGCTTGATCGGCACGTCGCTGTAGGTCTCGAAATCAAGCCAGAGGATGGTCATCAGATGATCCTGGTGGAGAGGCCCCCGGCGCCCTGAGAGGCACCTCATCGACGCCGGGGGTTGTGGCGCTCTAGTCCGGGGAGGTACTAGACGAGCGCCTCTTCTTCCTCGTCGACCCCGAGGTCGTCGAATTCATCGGCGGTTGCAGATCCGCCACCGGCGAAGGCTTCGCCGTCCTTGTAGAACTGCACGCCGCGGAGCGTTGCGTTGATGCGCTTGCCGTAGGCGTTGTCCTGGCACCACAGCTCGATCGACCCGTTCACATAACAGCCCGCGTAGGGGCGGCCGTCGCTCTGAGTGAGCGGGCTCTTGTCGCGGTCGAGCACCAACGGGCGCACCTTGTTGCGGGACGACACATAGAGATTGCCCTCGAACCCGGAGTAGTTCGCCTTGGTATCGCCGTCATGGATCGGGAGCTTGTCCTTTGCAGACAGCTCCTTCTTGATGGCAGGCCACTTCGCCGCCCACTTGGCCTGGCCCAGCTCGTCGATGGCGGCGTTGATCTGCTTCACCGCCGGGTGGTTGGGGGGCAGGATGAACGACGCCGAGAAGGCGGGGTCGCCTTCGCCGTTGACCGTCTTTGCTTCGAACAGCTGCGGGAAGGCGAGGCGGACGTTGGTCAAGCTGATCTTCATTCTCAATTCTCCTTGTTGATGGGTTCAAAGTCATCCGCCGGGCTCCACGCCGGGCGCTTGTCTGTGATGGGCGCCACGCTTGGTGGCCCCGGTTTCTGCACGATGGCTGCCTGGAGCTGCGCCCAGGCGTCCTTGTTGCCCTTGAGCCTCTTCTCCGCCTGCGCCGGCGAGATCAGGCTCGTCTCGAACGCGGCCTTGCCGATCAGCTTCTTGAGGGTCTTCTCGGCCTGCTCCGCATTGCCCCACCGGCGCTGGCCGTTGCGGCCCTGCACCAGCTTGAAACCAGCGACCTCGCGGCCGGCCATCAGCTCGGTCTCGGCCTTCGCCCTGACCGCCTTGCACCAGTCCTCGATCAACGGCACAGCGGCCAAGGCCTGGCCGAGGTAGTTGGGGCCCATGCCCATGGGCGCGGTCTTGATCTCGTCGGCGTCGAGGTTGTCGAAGTCAGCGCCGACCGCGTCCTGGACGTGCTGGAGGAGTGCCGGGCAGATCGCCTTGGCTTTGCAAAAACGGCACTGCTTCGGGCCAGGGTGTAAGGCGTCAACCGACACCACGCTGTCGATGAACCGGGCAGCGATCTTCGCGCAGCCGCGGGCCTCGTCACCAAAGGCGCGGAGCTCGTCGACGCTGGTCTCCCACTCCGAGATGTGATCGAGCCGGGGCTGGACGATCGCCATCTTCACCTTCTTGAAATCTCCGACGATGCCGAAGACGTTGAGCGCGCCGAGCGCGTAAAGCTGCAGCTGCTCGTTCTCAGTTGCGTCGACACGGACACCCATGCCGTATTTGAGGTCGATCACCTTGATGGTGTCGCCGGCCAGGATCACCGCGTCCGACGTGCCGAAGCTGTCCTCGACATCGATCACGTCCGAATAGTCGACGATCTGCTCGACGAGCAGCTGGTGGCCCTCGGCCTCGCGCCTGACGTAGTCGACGTAGACGCTGACGTGCTCGAGCATGTCGACGTCGTCTGTGAAGGGTGTCATGCCCTGCAGGATCCACGCGGCCATCTCATGCGCCTGCGTGCCTTCCTCGGCATAGGCGGAGGTGGTGTCCGGGATGCTCGCCTCGAGGGCGATGGATCCGGGGCACCGCATCCAGCGGTGGGCCTTGCTGGGCCCGAGGATTGCGTGTGCCATCAGCGCAGCGCGTTCTCAGCAGCGGCGATCACGTCGGCGAAGCGCGCTTCGGGGATCTCCTTGAGGTTGGTGGCGTTGAACCCGGCGAGCAGCGCCTTCGCGGCTTCGCGGCCCTTCTCCTTCACCAGCTTGGTGACGGCGCTTGCTGCCTCGGCATAGGTCACAGCCTTGGGCGTCTCCGGCTCAGGCGCCGGGGCGGGCTCTTCCTTCTTCGCCTTCTTGGTCTTGGGCGGGTCTTCCTGGATCAGCTGCTCAGGTTCCGGCGCCTGCTTCAGTTCTGCAGGCACGGGGTTCGCAGCCTGGTCGCGCAGGATGGCGATCAGCTGATTGATGGCGCGGGTGTTCTCTGCAATGGCGAGCTCGAGGCTCATGGTTCGATCTCCGTTGGATTAGGCGAGGGGATGGAGCAGGTCGACGTCGGCAAACTTCACGCACTTGAAGCCTTCGACCTCGACCGGCTGGAGGGGCGGCGTGTGGTAACGGATGCTCACCCAGCCGCCGGCCTTCTCATGCCTGGCGATGTGCTCGAGCAGCCGTGTCCAGCCGGGGTTGGTGAAAAGCGCGCCGGAGCCCTTGCGCTCCAGCGTCACTGGCATGTTGCGCGCCGAGAACTCGACGGGGTAGCGACCGTGTCTGCTCACGCGAGCACCAGGAAAACGTAGGCAATGCTGCCGAACACCGACAAGCCCGCTGCGACGGTCAGAACATCGGCCAAGAAGTCGGCCAATCGCTCGACACGCCCGGCGGCCTGTAGTTCAGGGACGGCCGCCGGGCGCTTGGGAGCAGCGTAGTGGGTGTGCCGCGGTTCCGCCGCGGCGCCGGATCCCGGCGTCCTGCCGGAATGGGGGTTCTCGAGCCAGCGCTCGAGCGTGTAGTCGTAGACAGCGCGGGCCATCACGCAGCCCTCCGCTTTTCGATGACGCCTTCGCCGTTGCAGTTGCGGCAATCGGCGCGGAACGGCGGCTCGCTGGGGTTATTGCTCCAGCCGTGGACCCAGCCGTCGCCACCGCAATCGCTGCAGACGTAGAGATCGCGGAGCCGCGGGATCGAGCTGTTCTTGCCGGTGATGAGGATGCGGTTGATCATCACACGCCCGCCCACGCGATAGTGCCAAGGCGAGCCAGGTTCTTGACGTTCACTTTGCGGCTGTGTCCGTGCCCCCAGTCGACAACGGCGAGCACAAAGCCCTGCGAGATGTCTTCAAAGGCTGTCACTGTGCCGCGCATGAACGGCTCTTCGCCCGCGTACAGTCCGGTGCTGCGAAGAAAGGAGGCCGAGTAGCCGACGCGGTCGCCGATTTTCAAAGTGGAAGCCATGTTATGCAGCCTCCCCGTAGGCGAAGGCGCTCTGTGCTTTGCGGATCGCGACGACCAAGCCGTCGAACAAAGCCTTGTTGCCGGCGTTCACACCTTCAGCGAGCCGCGGGTCATGCCATTCAGGGAGATCCTTGACCTGCTTGATGATGCTGACGGCTTCGTCGAGCTTGACCTCGCCCATCACGCGCAGCCCGGTGGCAACGTGTGTGATCTTCCAGAGCTGGACGCGGCCGGCGTGGAAATCCTTGTGCAGGGCAAGAGGGCCGTACAGCTTGCACGGCTCGTCGAGCATCTCGACGGTTTCAATGCGCTTGCGGCCGTCGCGCTTGGTGACGGTGCAGCGGATCTTGATGGTGTCGGTGAGTTTCATCGGGTGCCTCCGAGTTGTGTTCGGAAGGCACCGTATACAGATCCGTTTATTCTGTCAACACGGAAATGTTTATTTCAGATTTCGATAACGCGGCTTCGTGTATGCGATTGGGTAAGCCCGCTCGATCGGTACGTCGATGATAGGGGGCGCGTTGTAGGAAACAAGGGTGTAAAGCCCTGGTCGGGAACCGTACTGCAGCTTCTTCAGATAGGCCCGGCCGTCAGGCAGCTGGATGTAGCAATTGTCGCCAATCATGCTGTCGATTGCGTAAATCGTCTTTTCGATGAAGATGACCTCGCCGTCGTCGTACTTTGGCGTCATGGATGTGCCGCGTACAATCAGAGCGATACCGTTCAGCATCCCCGGAGGGGCCGGGATCATCTCGAAACCATCGCCTTTGGCATGATCGTCAATCGCCAGCACTTCTGCACCTGCTCCGATATACCCCACAAGCGGCACCACCGAATGTGTGTCTTCAGATAAGTGCAAAACTTTTAGTATAGGCGCAAGATATTTCGAGTTGCTGACCTGGCCACTCTCAATTCTGTGAACATCAGCCTGTTTGCAGCCAGCCATTTCAGCAAGCTGCTTCTGTGTGATGTCGGCCGCTTCGCGGGTCTCTTTGATCAGCTTCCCAATACTCATTGGGTTGTTCCTTAACTAACTGCATCGGGTGTTTTAATACACGACTGTGTAATTGACCATACACTCAGGCGTGAAACATTTTCCGTGTTGACCAATAAACGGAAGTGTGTTTTGTTCCGCAAATCATGGAACAAAGCGAATACCTACACCAAGCCATAGCCCATTTCGGAAATATGAGCAGGCTGGCGGCAGCCATTGGCTACAGCCAGCACGCCGTCTGGCACGCCGTCCAAAGGGGGCAGGTGTCGCCGAAGATGGCTATCGCCATACACAAGGCAACGAAGGGCAAGATCCGCACAGCTGAACTACGGCCCGACATCTTCGGGGCCGATGTATGACAACCCAGATGATGACCGAAGGCCAGCTCATCGAGGAGCTGATGCGCCGCACGCTCGACGGCACGATCACAAAGATCACGATCGACGGCCGGGTGATTACAGAGCTCGTCGATCGCGATCACATCCCGAAACACTCAGGCCCGAAGTCCGGCAGCTGCAAGGGCCAGCGGAAACCCAACTACCGGCACTGGACCCCGGGGGAGGACCAGGCGCTCCTCGAGCGCCGGCAGAACGGCATGTCGCTGATGGCCATCTGCCGTCTGCTGAACAGGTCCGAGGACAGCGTGCGCAAGCGCGCGAAGCTTTTGCGCGACCAGGCAAACCCACAGGAGGACGAATGACCATCGGATCCAACACCGCGGCCGAGCTTAAGGCCATCGTCGAGCGTATCGAGATCCTCGAGGACGAGAAGCGCGCCATCTCCGATGACATCAAGAACGTCTACTCCGAGGCCAAGGCCACCGGCTTCGACACCAAGATCCTGCGCAAGGTGATCGCGCTTCGCAAGATGGACGCGGAGCAGATGCGCGAGCAGCGCTCGCTTGTCGACACCTACCTCCACGCACTGGGCGACCTCGACGCTTCCGACCTGGTCTAATCCGAACGGAACCTCCTCAGATGAGCACTCACTACGGCGCCCGGCCCGATGACTGGCGGCACCTCGACCAGCTGGGCCTCGGCTCGGATCTCTTGCCGGTGGTCTCGCGCCCCGGCGCGACCATCAGCCCGAAGTCGTCCATGAAGCAGCTGGGCAAGACGCCGTCGCAGTACAACGGCGGCAAGATGGTCGTGGGCATCTCCCGGTGGACCGACCACCGCGCCTCCGACGCGGAGATCAAGCGCTGGGCGTCGGAGCCCGACTACGGGATCTGCATCCAGACGCGCCTGGTGCGCGCCCTCGACATCGACGTCGCGAACGAGGCCGTCGCGGCTGCGATCGTCAAGGCAGCGAAGCAGGAGCTCGGGATCGATCTCCCGATCCGCAGGCGGCCCAACACCGGCAAGTGCCTCCTCGCGTTCCGCCTCGCCGGCGAGTTCCCGAAGCGGGTGATGAAGGTCGAGGGCGGGATGATCGAGTTCCTCGGCAACGGCCAGCAATTCATCGCTGTCGGCACGCACACCTCCGGCGCCCGCTACGAATGGGTCAACGGATTGCCGGAAACATTTCCGGAAATCACTGCCCAACAGTTCGAGGATCTGTGGGGCAGCCTCGAGGTGCAGTTCGCGATCGAGGAGCCGAAGGAGTTCAAGGCCTCAGACCGGCGCCGCGGGCTTCACCTCGACGTCGACGACCCCGTCGCCACGTTCCTGTACGACCACGGCCTGGTGCTGGGCGAGGACCGGCGGGGCGGTCTCCTGATCGAGTGCCCGTGGGAGCACGAGCACTCAGGAGGTGACGCCGGCGACAGCTCGACGATGTGGCTCATCGCGGGCACCAACGGGCACGGGCAGGGCCATTTCCGGTGCCTGCACTCCCACTGCGACCACCGCACGCGGCAGGATTACCTGGCCGCGATCAATTACCAGGACGACGTCGCGAACGATTTCGAGGATCTCGGCCCCGATCCGGATGCCGAGACGGCCGATGGAACAGGCGAGACCATCGATGCGCCGGCAGCCGCCCGTTTCGAGGTCATCCCCGCCTTCATGTTCCTCGAACGCCCCCGTCCGGGTTGGATCATCAAGGGCCTGATCCCCAAGGCAGACCTCGGCGTGATCTACGGCGAGAGCGGCGCCGGCAAGTCCTTCGTGATGATCGATCTTGCCATGGCGATCGCCCGCGGCACCTCTTGGCGCGGTCTCAAGGTGCGCCAGGGCAGGGTGGTCTACATCGTGGCCGAGGGCGGTGGCGGCTTCCGCAACCGGCTCGAGGCATATGCCCAGCACAACAACGTCGACCTGTCGCAGGTGCCCTTTGGCGTCGTTCACGCCGCCCCGAACCTGCTCGACAAGGCCCAGGTCAAGGCGCTCTGCCAGGCGATCCTGAAGGCCGGTGCCGAGGTGATCGTCGTCGATACCTTCGCGCAGACGACGCCCGGCGCGAACGAGAACAGCGCCGAGGACATGGGCCAGGCCATCAGCAACATCCGCGCCGTGGGGCGCCAGGCGGGTGCCGTGGTCATCCTGGTGCATCACGCCGGCAAGGACGCGAGCCGGGGGGCTCGCGGCTGGTCCGGCATCAAGGCCGCGGCTGATTTTGAGATCGAGGTCACGCGCGACGGCGCTGCCCGGGCAGTTCACACAACGAAGCAGAAGGACGGCGAGGACAGCGCGAGCTGGGGCTTCACCCTCCAGAACGTGCCCATCGGCATGGATGACGACGGTGAGGTGATCGAGAGCTGCGTCATCGCCGAGAGCGAGGTGCAGGTCGAGGCAGGGGTGAGGGGCGGGCGGCGCAAGGCTGCGGCGAAGTCGTGGGGTGTCTGGGGCGAGGCAATCCTTGATGTCTACCAGGAGCTAGCCGTTGGCGGCGACGTGTTGAAGAGCGAGCTGGTGATCCGTGCCGCTGATCGGCGGCCCGATGCGGGAACCGTCAAGGTGCGTCGCGGGAACGTCAGGGCGAAGCTCGCAGCCATGCGGAAGGGTGACGACAGCCCGTTCCTGCCGCCGGACAAGGAGACGAAGGAGGACCGCTATGTCGTCATGCGGGATTAGGGAGTTGGGAGTTAAGCTAGGGAGTTCAACTCCCTTCAACTCCCTGTCAAATCGGGGCAGGGAGTTGAGAAAAACAGGGAGTTCAACTCCCGCTTTGAACTCCCTGCGAAGTCTGCGGAGGGGAGTTGAGGGGAGTTGTGTGTCTATAGACACAACTCCCCAACTCCCCGATCGGGGTGTTTTACTGCCTTACCGGCCAAAACTCCTTCAACTCCCCTGGAAGGGAGTTGGACGATGACCGAGCGCTTCACCAGTCCGATCTACAAGTGGTCGATGCACAGGGGGACGGAACTGCAGCCGAGCCCCAAGGCGCTGGCCGACCGGGAGAGGCGGGCGAGGATCCCGGACACGAGAGACCTGACCGGCCGGCTGCTGGGCGATCCGCCGCCGGGGAGATCGGCGCTCGATCGCAAGCTGGCGGCTGCGAGGGGCGAGGTTCAGTGGCTGGAGGAGATCGACGAGATCCTCGAGGAGCAGGAGCATGCTGATGACTGAGGACGTGATCAAGCCGACCAGGCAGCGCATGCGCAGGGCGCCGGGGTTCGACGAGCTGACCGAGACGCAGGCGGGTGGCACGACGAGGAAGTCTGGCGCCGTCCGGGTGTGGAGCCAGCTCGAGAACCTCTACCGCAACCGCTGCATAAGCGCCGAGGAATATCAGGCCGGGCAGAAATATTTTGCGGATTGGTATATCGGCACCGAGCAAGGTAACGGCACGACGATGCGCTGGTCCGAGTACATCAGCGGTTTGGGCGGTAGCCAGAACCTCGACGCGATGGAGCGGCGGGTGTTTCATAGCCGGCGTTTCGCCAAGGCTAACGACGTTCTGGACGAGATGGGGCGGCGCAAACTGATACACTGGCTGGTCATCAACGACATTCCCTGTGAGCAGATCGGCCGGAAATATTGGGGGCTGAAGGGCAAGCACACAGCGGCCGGCCGGGCGGTCGGTGCCGTTGAAACGGCCCTCCATCGGCTGGCGAAATTCTATGGCCTGATAAAATAACACTAACCGTGTTACATGGGTTTATGCCTACAACGGTATCATTCACCAATCTGCGCCCGTGGCCTGAAGCCGCGGGCTAATTTTTTCAAGAGGTTAACATGGCCGAAGCTAAAATTGGCCGGCCGACAGTTTTCACGCCGGATGCCAAGGATTTGATCCTCGAGTACATCGAGGCCGGGCATAGCAACCATGAGGCCTGCCGGATGGTTGGCGTCGATGCGAGCAACCTGTACCTGACGATCAGCCGTGATCCTGAGTTTCGCGAGAGATATGAGCGCGCCAAGGCTGGCGCGGTCGATGCGCTGGCGGATGAGGGCGAGCGCGTGGCCGCCCAGGCCTTGACGGCCGAGACCGGCGCCCAGGTGGCAGGCATCAAGGTCTACGCGGACTACAAGAAGTGGATGGCCTCGCGCCTGGCGCCGCAGCGTTGGGGCGAGAGGAGCTCGGTGCATGTCACCGGGCAGATCTCGGACGACCCGCAGGAGATGGCCAAGCGCGTGGCCTTCCTGCAGGCCCTACAGGGTGGCCAGGACGACGAAGGGCCCGAGGATGCCCTCGAGCCCTGATCGCCGTCAGCGGCCTCCGCTGTGGATCCTAGACGGCATCCAGCGCGCGGTAGACGGTCTCCCGGCTGATGCCCATCTGCTTCGCGATTTTTGCCTTCGGGATGCCGAGGGCGACGAGCTCGCGGATCTTGGCCTGGTCTGTTGTGACCGGCCGGCCGCGATACTTGCCCGCGGCCTTCGCCTTCGCGATCCCTTCCTTCTGGCGCTCGAGCATCATCTCGCGTTCGAACTGAGCGACAGACCCGAGCACGTTCATCATCAGCTTGCCGGTGGGTGTCGCGGTGTCGAGGTTCATCGAGAGGATGCGGAGGCCGACACCCTTGGCCTCGAGCCGCCGGGTGATGTCCATGAGATCCGCCATCGAGCGGGCCAGGCGGTCAAGCTTGGTGACGACGAACGTATCGCCCTCGCGGGCGAAGTCGATCGCTGCCTCGAGCTGCGGGCGCTGGGCCATCGAGCTGATCTGTTCGCTGAACAGCTTCTCGATGCCGGCGCCGTGCAGGTCACGGTGTTGGGCCTCGAGGCCTGCGTCCTGGTCGGCGGTGCTGGTGCGGGCGTATCCGATGAGCATGTCGTCCTCCTGTCTCGTTAATCGATAACAAGACACTACTGCCACATAATCCACAAAGCAAGTCAAATGTGACAGTGCCGCGATCGATGGCAGGCTGTCTCGTTTGGGGTTGCCCTAACCTGGCAGCCGCCCGACCCGACCCGACCGGCACCGACCGACCCGGCTGGCGCCTGGTGGCGTCGCCGCCGCCCGCCGGGCGGGGGTGGGGGGTGGGGGTGCTCGAGGGGGTGGTGTGCCCCCTGGCCGTGGGGCCCCCTGCCAGTGCTGCCCCGCCGTTTTTGAGACAAAACGAAAATTTGGTTCCTGCCCTAGCGGAAGGTGGACATGCCGATCGTTAAAGCCGGCGAGTTGTTCGCTGCATACAACAAACCGAAACGCACCCCGAAGCATCCGACCAAGAGCCACGCCGTCCTGGCCAAAGTGGGTGACGAAGAGCGCCTCATCCGCTTTGGACAGCAAGGCGTGCAAGGCTCGCCCAAGCGCGAAGGCGAGAGCAAGGCCGACGCCGCCCGCCGCGCAAGCTTCAAGGCCCGGCACGCCTCCAATATCGCGAAGGGCAAGATGAGCGCGGCCTACTGGGCCGATCGCACGAAATGGTGACCTGATGGCCAAGAAACCGTTCTGGGAGAAAGCCTCCCCGGCGAAGAAGCCGACCAAGCTCTCCGACCTGCAGAAGGCCGCAGCCAAGCGCCGCGCAAGCGAAGCCGGCCGGCCCTATCCGAACCTGATCGACAACGCCTGGGCGGCGAACAAGAAGGCTTGATATGGCAAAGACCCTCCCGCTCTCCCGGCTGATGACGCCCAACGTCATGCGTATCAGCGACATCATGCCGGCGGAGATGGATCACGAGATCGAACTGCCGATCGACGCCGAGACCAACGTGCAGAACCGCGACCTGGTGATCACGAACTGGATGCTCGGGCCGGAGCGCACCAGCGTCGATCCGGCGGCCAATGCCGACTACTGGCAAAAGCTTGCCGCGGCGTGGAACCTCACGGAAGAGGAAGCCCGGCGCCAGCTCTGTGCCAACTGCGAATATTTCAACAACACCCCGGCGAAGCTCGCCGAGATGGAAGCCGTGCCCCTCGATGCCTACGACATGGATGGCGGCGGCCGCGGCTATTGCACGAAGTTCGACTTCATCTGCCACAGCCTCCGCGCCTGCCAGGCGTGGGAGGAAAAAGAGTTCGAGGACGATTGAAACCCGCTGATCGCCTCGCACCGGCGCTGAGGAAAGTCGAGGCTGCGAAAGACAAGAAGAAGCTGGCGAAGGAAATCGCCGCAGCGACGAAGCAGTTCAAGTTCATCCCTTGGCCGGGGCCTCAGACGGATGCGTATCTGAGCAAGGCCGACGAGATGTTCTACGGCGGCGCGGCAGGCGGCGGAAAGACGGCCATGCTCGTCGGGCTCGCCGTACAGGCGCACACGAAGAGCATCATCTTCCGCCGGGAATACTCGCAGATCCGAGGTCTCGAGGACGAGGCTGCGAAGCTGCTCGGAACACGCGACGGCTACAACGCGACGGAGAAGGTCTGGCGCCACAGTGGCAGCAGGATCCTCGAGTTCGGGTCCGTTCCGCACGAGTGGGATCGCGAGAAGTACCAGGGCCGGGCGCATAGCTTTATCGGCTTCGACGAGATCACGCACTTCACGCCGTCGATCTACCGCTACCTGATCGGCTGGAACAGAAGCGACGTGAAGGGCGAGCGCTGCAGGGTTGTGGTGACCGGCAACCCGCCCACGACGGCCGAGGGCCGGTGGGTTGTCGACTATTGGGCGCCCTGGCTCGACCCGAAGCATCCGAACCCGGCGCGGCCGGGGGAGTTGCGGTGGTTCACGACGATCAAGGGCGAGGACGTCGAGCTGCCCGGGCCCGACCCGATCGAGGTCGACGGCCGCGTGGTGACGCCGCGGTCGCGGACGTTCATCGCTGCGAAGCTCGAGGACAACCCTGCGCTCATGGAGAGCGGATACGCGGCGGTGCTCGAGAGCATGCCGGAGCCGCTCCGGACCATGATGCGCGAGGGCCGGTTCGACCTGGGCCAGCAGGATGCCGACTATCAGGTGGTGCCATCGGCCTGGATCGACGAGGCGATGAAGCGCTGGACGGCCTCGAGGCCGGAAGGCGCGGTCATGACATCAATCGGTGTGGACGTCGCAGGAGGCGGCGCCGACGAGACAGTGTTGTCGTGCAGGTATGGGACTTGGTTCGATCATCTGATCTGTCGAAAAGGTTTAGACACAAAGGACGGTCCCGCGACCGCAGGCCTGATCGTTCAGCACATGAGGGATGCCTGCGAGATCGTGATCGACACCGGGGGCGGGTGGGGGAACTCAGCGTTCGACCACCTGAAGCACCAGTCGGTGAAGATCAGGGGTGTCACGGGCTCGAGTGGCTCGACGTCGAAGACAAGGGACCGGCAGCTGGGCTTCGTGAACAAGCGCGCCGAGACCTGGTGGAAGTTCCGCGAAGCCTTGGACCCGGCGTATGGGAGTGGGTTGGCCTTGCCGCCCGATCCGCAGCTGCGGGCCGATCTGACCTCGCCGACGTGGAAACTGACGCCGCGCGGGATCCAGATCGAGAGCAAGGACGAGATCAGGAAGAGATTGGGCAGGAGCCCTGACCGCGGTGACGCGGTGGTGCTGGCCTGGGTGACGGCGCTCGAGACGGGCTCGTCTGCTCACCCATCGGGGCGCCTGAAGTTTCAGACAAGGGCCAAGCTTGGCTACTCGCAAATCAAACGAGCCGTTCGGAGATAGATGATGAGCTCACTGTTCAAGACACCGAAGATCCCGGATCCGCCGCCGGAAGTGGCGATGCCAGACCCGGAGGATCTGAAGGCTCGCATGGCCAAGCGTGGCGCCATGATGGACGCCAAGAAGCGCAAGGGCCGCGAGAGCACGATCCTGGGGCCGACGACTGCCGAGGGAGGCGGCGGTACGGACTACTCACGCGGCACGCTTGGTGGGAGCCCGATGTAGTCATGGGCTGGTTCAAGAAACTCAAGAAGACCGTCAAGAAAGCCGTCAGGAACCTGACGGGCGACAATAACAACAAGCCCCAGCGCCCCGACGCGGCGATGGGGCCGGCTGGTGACACCGGAAGCAGGGCGCGTTCCTCGGCCGCCAATCGCACGCGCATGCGGCGATCGCGGGGGCGTGACAGTACCATCATCACAGCCGGCTCCGAAGTCGGCTCACGCACGTTGCTGGGGTAATTAGATGGCCGTATCGCTCAAGCACTCGTTCAACAATCCGAAGTCAGATGGGCCCGACAGCACAGTCGTGCGCCCCTCAGACTGGAACGCTGAGCACGTTTTGACGCTTGGCACCAATCGAGTGTTGGGGCGGGTATCGAGTGGCACGGGTGCCGTAGAGGAGCTCACGGGCGCTCAGGTGAGATCCATCGCCGACGTCGCGCAGCTCGGTGTCCTTGGCGGCATAAATACGAGGACGGCATCCTATACCCTGGCCTTATCCGATCGCGGCAAGCTCATCGAGATGAATGTCTCGGGTGCGAATACAGTGACGGTGCCGAACGAAACTGGTGTCGGCGGAGTGAACTTCCCCATTGGAAGCCAGGTACTCGTGGTTCAGACAGGGACCGGTACCACGACTGTGACCCCGGCGGCTGGTGTGACCATTCAGTCTACGACTGGCGGTCTGACAACAGTTACACGCTATGCCGCCATTCTGCTCTACAAGCGCGCTGCGAATAGCTGGGTTGTGATCGATCAGGCGACAGCCCACCTCGATGGTCGCGTTGACAACCTCGAAACCGTCGCAGGCGACTTTTCAAACGTCGCAGCGGTGGCAACGAATATCGCCAGCGTCAACACCACAGCTGCCAACATTTCTGGTATCAATACTGTGGCGCAAGCCGTCAATGACGGCGATCTGATCACGGATTTCTATCTTGGAGCTTCATCTTCAAACCCAACAACGCGGCTTGATGGTTCCGCTCTACAAACCGGTGACTTCTACTTCAATACCACCAGCACGCGTATGCGGACTTATGCGGGTGGTTCGTGGTATGACACTGGAGCCGGCGGGAGCACCGATGCATCCCTTGTTACATTTAGCCCCAGCGGCACAGGCGCAGTATCGAGAACAACACAATCCAAGCTGCGCGATGTCGTCAGCGTAAAAGATTTCGGCGCGACGGGTGACGGAACAACCAATGACGCTGCCGCCCTCCAAGCCGCAATAGACGCGGCAAACGCTGGAGGGGGCGGAACTGTTATCGTTCCGCCCGGCACCTACCTGTGCGGCTCGCAGATCGTCCACAAGGCAAACGTGACGGTTGCCGGGTCCAATGGCGCAACGATTAGGAAGGGCTTCAACGGAAATCTATGGAGCATTGCGGTTTCTGGCGCGGAAATCCGCGACATCACCCTTGACGGAAACCACGGAACATACACTGGGAAGGGTGTTGTATGTTCTGGCGGGGCTTCTAGCTGGCGTCCCGTAATCAGCAACACGGTGTTTAACGCCTTCACCGATACGCACATTGAGTACACTGCAAACTCAGGCGAGAGCGCCATCGTAGACAACTGCCGTTTCTCTTTCGGCACTGGGCAGACAGATGCCAGATACATTCATTTCAACGGCCCCGACACTGGTGCCACGTTCCGCGTTATCTCAAACTGCACTTGCGAGCTTGGCTATATCGACATCGATGGCGCTAATGACCTGTCAATTACAGGCTGCGTATTCAAACGAATTGAAACTAACTCCGACTGCCAGATGGTGTTGATACAGTCTGTCCGATGGGCGAATGGCAGCAGCCCCATGACAATCTATGGAAATACGTTCGTTGTAGGTTGCTCCTTTGCTGGTGATGTTACGCTCGATAGCACCTTCAATGGCGTGTTTATCGGAAACCAGCAAACGGCTGGGAGCTTCACCAACAACGCAACCGGGTCCACTGTTCTGGCGCGTGACGGATCTGGGGGCAACAACATCTATCTCGGGCGGCTAGCCGCTTATTATCTTCCGAGCGCCACTGAGCGTATCCAGACGGGCCGTATGGCGAATGTGGCCTCAACGGACCAAACTCTGTCGATTGGTGGAAGTGCGAAGACAATCAACGTTACCGGAGCGTTAACGACTAACGTTACATACACGCTACCGACCTCAGGCGGCATCAATGGTGAACGCTTTCGCATTGTGCGCTCTACGTCCGCAACGGGTGCGTTTACAATAGACGTGGGCGGCCTCAAGTCACTCTCAGCCGGGCAGTGGTGTGATGTCGAGTATAACGGTTCGACTTGGTATCTCACCGCATTTGGGTCGCTTTAGGGAGCGTAAAATGCAAGCTGGCGCGCTCGACATACTCCACACAATCCTACAATGGGTCGTGGCCCCAGTGGGAGCATTCGTTTGGTTCTTGTACAATAAGATGCAGGCCCAGCAGACCGATATTGCGGTGCTGAAGGCTGAGACGGCCACCAACAAGCAGGCCCATGATCGCGAGATGAAAGAGATCCGCGATACGACCGAGCGAATTTTCCAGAAACTCAACTCAATCGAAGAAGCTCTTCGCAAGTAGGAGAACAGCCCTATGGCTCTTCAGTATTCTGTAACTGTGCGGAATGCACAGCTCGACGCGCTGGAAACAGCGGTTGGCGCCAGCGCCATCCTCAAGATCCGCTCCGGTTCCGCGCCCGCCAACTGCGCCGCCGCCGACAGCGGCACGGTGCTGGCGACGATCAATCTTCCGTCCGACTGGATGGCGGCGGCCTCGTCTGGCTCCAAAGCCAAGAGCGGCACTTGGGAAGACACTAGCGCGGACGCCACCGGCACTGCTGCCCATTGGCGGCTCTATGCCTCGGATGGCACGACCTGCCACGCGCAGGGCACGATCACCGCGACGGGAGGCGGCGGCGACATGACGCTCGACAATACCTCGATCAACTCGGGCCAGACCGTGACGGTCACGTCGTTTACAATCTCTGCGGGCAACGCATAATCCGATGGCGATCTCCCTCAAGCACACCACTCAGGCCGTTGGGACGGACGCCGGGAACGGCGAAATCCGCAAAGCCCAGTGGAATGAAGAACACACGCTGACGGCGGCCACGAACACGCTTCTGGGCCGATCGTCTGCGGGTGCGGGTGCTGTTGAGGAAATCACTTGCACCGCCGCCGGGCGGGCCTTGCTTGATGACGCGGACGCCGCCGCGCAGCGCACCACTCTGGGGCTTGGCACACTGGCGACATCGAATGCCACGCTGCCCTCTGGCACCATAGTCGGAACGTCGGACACTCAGACGCTGACGAACAAGACACTGACCGACCCGGTTATGGTCGGGACGATCTTGGAGGATGTGTTCACGATCACGGACGGCGCGGCTTTTGAAATTGACCCCGGAAACGGGTCGATCCAGTTGATCACACTTGGTGCCTCTCGTACACCAAAGGCCACGAACTTTGCGGCGGGCGAGAGCGTGATCCTGATGGTGGATGACGGGTCAGCGTTCACGTTGACCTGGAGCGACACCACCTTCGGAACGAGCGGCGTGAACTGGAAAACGAACGGGGGTTCTGCGCCGACGCTGAACACCACTGGCTTTACAGTCATCACGCTCTGGAAGGTCGGCACTCAGGTGTACGGCGCAAGGGTGGGCGATGCTTAACAAGAAGGCTCTCGCCGCCGCCCGCATCGCATCCGGCACCACAACGGATGCCGATTTTGAAAACGTCACCATGCTGCTCCACGGTGACGGCACCAACGGCGCGCAGAACAACACTTTTATCGACGGGTCTACAAACAACCTCACTGTGACCCGCAACGGCAATGTCACGCAGGGATCGCTGAACCCGTTTGGCGACAGGTGGTCGAATTGGTTTGATGGAAGTTCAGATTTTCTGGTGATACCCGCAAGCTCCGCTTTGCAGTTTACTGGCGACTTTACGATTGAAGCGTTCATTTGGATAGATAGCACAGTAACGCCATCAAGACCGGACAATCTAAAAGCCCAGACAATTTTTAGCGGAATTACTGAAGTTGGCGGGTTTAGCGGAACGTGTATCTTTGGTATTGCTGGGTCTGCTTCGGTAGCTGGAACAGGTTTTGAAATCTATCAAGATGCTCCTCGTTTGGCTGCAAGCGTATCCGCAACAGTGCCGTTAAATCAATGGGCACATATAGCGTTTGTAAGATCAGGCTCAAATCTATACGGTTTTGTAAATGGTACTAGGTACACCTTAAGTGTATCAGATGGCTCTGCGACTGTCACATTGATCAGCTCTGTAGAACCAACGCAGATAGGCTCTGCAAGAGGGACAACGTACTACGGTCATTTCAAGGGGTACATTTCAAATTTTCGCGCGGTAAAAGGTACCGCTGTATACACTTCCAACTTCACTCCACCCACTGGCCCGCTTACGGCGATAGCAAATACGTCACTTCTAACTTGTCAGAGCAACAGTTTCAGAGACAATAGTAGCGGCAACCGCACGATAGATCGCAACGGTGATGTGTATGTCCGCCCATTCGTTCCGTTCTCTCCATCTTCTGCGTTTTCAACCAGCACGAACGGGGGGAGTGGGTATTTTGATGGGACTGGCGATTATCTTTCAGTAGCGGACAACGCCAATCTGAGGCTTGGGACATCTGCATTTACTATTCAGGCTTGGATATACCGAAATGCTGCCGGAGCAACGCACTCCATTATTGCAAAGGGCGGTGCGAGTACTGGTTTTGTGTTCCAAGTGACAAGCACAAATGTGCTTCGTTTTACACATGGCTCCACAAGTATTGATACAACAGAGACAATCCCTGCGTCATGTTGGACGCATGTTGCCGCTATAAGAACAGGCACAGGTTCCAACGGATTTCAGCTCTATATCAATGGCGTCACCCGCGCTACTGGCACAGTAGCCACCGACTTTAACCAGACAGAAGTTCTGTATGTTGGCGCTGACCGTAGCGCCACAAATGTTATGAATGGATATATATCCAGCTTGAAATTTACCAATGGTACCGCTGAAAGCTCTGCCGTCCCGAACTCACCGGCAAGTGCTACAACTAACGTGGCCTTGCTTCTCAACTTCACCAACGGCGGCATCATCGACAACGCCGCAGACAATGTTCTGGAGACGGTTGGCAACGCGCAGATCAGCACCAGCGTGAAGAAATACGGCACGGGTTCGCTGGCGTTTGATGGGACGGGTGATTGGATTGCAGCGCCAAACAATGTTGAGTTTTCGTTTGGCACAGGGGATTTCACAATAGAAGCATGGGTTTGGCTCGACAGCACTGTAAGCCCCAATAGACCAGACTTCCGCAAAACTGTTACAATATTTAGCACAGGTTCTGCAAATGCGAATGATTGCTCGTTCGCAATATACGGAAGCACGTCAGTCGCTGGTGTCGGTCTTGAGCTTTATCAAGCCTCTCCATCTATTGCGCTTAGCGTAGCGGCAACAGTCGCAACAAATACATGGGTGCATGTTGCGTGGGTCAGAAGCGGCACCACAATCTACGGGTTTGTTGATGGTACAAGATATACACTTGGAACCACATCAGCAGCCATTGCAGGTTCTGTAGCGCCCAAGATCGGTGCAGCAAACACATCTGGTTATACCAATCAGTTTAAAGGCTACATAGACGACCTCCGCATCACCAAGGGCGTAGCCCGCTACACAGCCAACTTCACGCCGCCCACTGCGGCATTCCCTGATCTGTGAGGAACCCATGCTGATCTACAAGGACGGGATTGTGGCAGACTACCGGGATGTGTTCCGCAACACATCGTTCCCGCCCAATGGCCCCTCGGATGAGTTTCTGACAGAGAACGGCGCTGTGAAGGTGAGCGTCTTCCTGCCTCACGACCAGATGACGGAGAAGCTCGTTTCCTGCCCGCCCTATGTGCAGGACGGATGGGCCTATACCGTCGAGGTCCAGCCAAAGACACAAGAGGAGATCGACGCCGACCGTGATGCGGAGGCGAGCCGAGTGCGTGCCGACCGTAACAGGCGACTGGCCGATTGTGACTGGACGCAGGGCAAGGATATTCCCGACGCCATTTCGACGCCGTGGGCTGCCTACCGGCAG